GTTTTTACCTTTTAATATTGCACCTGTAATATTTGTTTTTTCAGCTGTTGTAAGTGTATTTGCTAATAAAGGTTTAATACAAACATATACTCTTCCATAATCAGGTGGGTCATTATCTTCACCACCCCATGTTGAGATAGAGTCGATATTTGAGAATTCCTTTTTAATAATAGCGGCGTAATCATCGGCTGTCACAGCTCTGTTTTGTGATATAAAAGTAAGTGGAGCATTAAATCTTATTGACTCCATTGTTTCTTCATCGGCTCCACCGGCAGCTGCAGTATCTAATGTCACTGCAATACTATCGTATCCACCAATTTCATCTACCATAGTAAACGAATTTGCACCATTACTTTCTTTACCTTTTGTAATTACATAATCGATTGTAACGATATTATTATTAGTAGGCTTAAATCCAGTTACGCCATCTCCAAAATATACTTCATAATAACCACTTGGATTTTCTTGTAAATAATAAACTTTTGATGTAGAATCTATACCTTTTAATGATTCAAATTTAGTATATACATCAAATGCTGTTGATTCTTCGTTCGCCTGTACACGTACGCGTAACGTACTGGTATCTGCGTCATAGTCTGAGAGTTGAAATTTCTGATTCTCTATATCATTATCAACTCTATATTTTAATTCTCTTGTTGTTCCTTCAACAATTATAACATCATTAAATGTCCAAGTTGAACCACTTAATGTAGCTTGTTGATTTTCTAATACAACATACTGAAACTCTTCACCACTTACAACAGTATTTAATTTAGTTCCTTTTGTAAGTTCTAATATCGTTGGTATAACTCCACTATTTGGTTTAGTAACAACAATATCTACTTTAGCTCTTGGTGATAAAACAGACCTAGGCGTATATCCTAATAACTTAGCTCTTGTTACGACATTACCTCTTATTTGAGCTGAATCTAAAAAAGATTCATTTAATGAATAATGAGCGTTTAAAGCATTGTAATGAGTATTATAAGCTAATACATCTAATAAAACATTAAGACCTGAACCATCAAAGTCATAATCATTAAATTCTGTTTGTTGTTTTAAAAAGTTTTTGAGATTATTTTTTATATCTGCAAAATCTAGTTCCGTTACGTTTAAATTTGTTGCCATTTTATCTTAACCTTCTAAGTGGTATTTCAACGACTTGTTCTACGTTGATTCCTTTTATATTAAAAAAAACTTCTATAAGATATTCATTCCTAGGTACGTTATCAGTTATATCAATACTTGTTACTGATACTCTTGGTTCATACTTTTGTATAACATCTCTTATATTATTTCTTAATTCTATATTTGTTATTAACCCTGCAGGCTCAAAAAGTAATCCTCTTAAATTAGCTCCTAAATCATCTGCAAATGGTCTTTCATAAAAATTAGTTATAAGTAAATTTTTTATTGCATTTTTAATAGCAGCATCGTCTTTTAAAGGTATAATATCCTTTCTTATAGGATGTATCTTTAAAGATAAATCTAAGTCACGATGAGGTTTCTTTTTAGATACAACTCTTGCTTGTTCTAAATCCCCCGATATTTGCTTGTCGCCTGTATATAATCCTGCCATATATCTATTTATACTCGTTAACTGCTTCCTTGCTCAACTGTTGTGTTAGGAAGTTGACTTTGTGTATTATTAATTAATGTTTGTACTGATTCTGGTAAATCTATTGTTGATGGAAAGCCTATTACCTTTAAGTAATCACAGAAACTAAATGTAATTAAATCAATTATGGCACCTAATCCTATGGCATTAAAAAAATCTTCAACCTTTTGAATCCATAGTTTTATAAGATATGTCTGCCATTCTTCAGTAAATTCTCTTGCTCTTTTTAATAATCTTTCTTTTTGAAACTCTGGTATTTCTACATTATCATCAAATTTACCGCCTAATAAATCTAATAAACTAAATCCAAATATTTGCACCTGTTCTAATTCTTCTATTGTTTTATCTCGTATTAAAGCTTCTAAATCTATTTCTTGTAAACCTGGAAACGATGGTAATCCTAATGCGTCCCATATTTCATCAAATAAATCTATAAGACCAGAAAATCCACCAGTTAATAAGAGATTCATTTTCTTTGCAACTTCAGAACGTATATAATTTGCTACAGTTTCTTTTTTAAAATCGGCTGTTTCAAACTTATCCCATATTTTATATTCATCTGGTATTAAATCATATATACTATCAATCTCTTCTAGTTTTATATTATCTAAAACACTACTTGGGTCAGTTAAAAAATCAATTATATTAATTTGTATGCCTAATATAGTTACGTTAAATTCAATAGGAAACAAAGTATTTATTAATTCAAGTATTTGTTTTTGTACATACATTGGAAAATCAGCTGATAACTTCGTTATCATTAATTCCCATTCTATTTCTGGTATTTCTATCTTTTCAAACTTAGGGTCGACAGAACTTATTAACTTTCTTGTATCTTCAAGAGTTTTTTTTAATTCATCAATCTCATAACGATAAGCATGTGTAGCCAATCCACTAAATAAGTTTCTTAAATTAGCTGGAGTAGGTAATAAAACATCAGGACATTCTATTGCCGGCAATGATATACTTGGAGTTGTCATTATATTATTCTAATCTTACCAGTAGAAGTAAATTCTATATGTGAATTTGTTTTACCATGAGTTATTTTTATTTTTTCTGCGCCAGAAGTATTATCTAATTCAATCTTATGACCAGCTTTTGATTCATATACTTTATTATCTACTGATGCATCACTTGGTATATCTTTATCAAAAGTTGGATTACCATCTTTGTCTACTTCACCAGTAGGCGTTTGAGTAGCAATTGAACCCATAATTATAGGGTCTTGAGCTGATGGACCATCTGCAAAGAATCCTACTACCCATGAACCAACCTCTAAATGATGATTACTACCATTACCTTTTATAGATGCAGATGTAGTTGGCATCATAACAGTTGCCCAAGGTAAATCGGCGACATTTTCTGCACCGTCATAATAACCATAAGCATTTACTCTTACTCTATTTAAATTTTTACTATCATTAATATCTTTTACTTCACCAATAAACCAAGTAAAGACTCCATTTTTAAATTGGTCTACTTTTCTATCAAACATTATTACCTCTTATTTGTTCTTCAATAAATGAATCTTTTTTAACTTTAGCATTTATATTATAACCTTCTTTACTAAAATGATGAGTAAGACTTGATACGAGATATGCTCCACTTACATAATTATCAAATATCTCTCCACTTGCTCCTTCTTTATTTCCTAATTCTTCTGATACATCAGCTTGTTTTAATATTCCAAGACTAATAATTAAACCAGGCGCAAGGTTAAAATCGCCAGTTAATTTAAGGTCTACTATAGTAGTATCTAAATTATTAATACTCATTCTACTTCTTAATAATGCTTTATCTTTAGTAGGGTTATGATAATTATCATAACTGTCAAATGCATTATCATTATATGTTATCCAATGTTGTTTAAAATTTTTAAAATCAATAATTTTTTGACCATCAATAGTCATTTTATCATTAATTGGTGGAAAACTATTTAATCTATGTCTAGGAGAATCATATTTATGAAGAATTTTATCTCTTGTTTTAGTTGATATATCTAATTTATTTAAAACAGCTGCAAAACTTCCTTTTTGAGAAGCTTCTAATTTAGAAACATTTAATGAAGATGTCATTTTTTGTATTTTTAATCTTTCTTCTTCAAACATTTTTTCTTCTTTACTATTATACATAGTTTCTTGTGGTACTGGATTTCTATTATATTGACCATAGATACTATTTTGATTAAGTATTGAAGCGTATGAAGATAAAACTAATCCATATTTAGCTGATTCATAAAAATATATTTGTGTACCATCATCAAAAGAATTTCTTAAAATCCAACTAATAGCATCAAGTGGCTGTAAATTAGGATATATATATACCTTTAATAATACCTTTTGTTGAACTACTTATTTGTAATTTTGAATCTAAATTAGTTTTTACTATTTGAGATACTAAAGCTCCAGGCGTTCCTTGAAACGCAGTATTTAAAAGCTTTTTACTATTTAAATACATATGTTTAGAAACACATATAAGAGTATATGACTTAGAACCTGGTGTTGGTTCAGAAAAATTTGCTACATCAGCAATATAAATTTCTAAATCAAATCCTTGGTCTCCAAGTTTTGGTTCTGTTCTTCCAATTATTAAATTAATTTTTTCATTACCAGATAATTTTAATTCATTTGTAAGGTTAGTTGAATCTACTAGAAAGATTTCTACTACTATACCTGAACGATGTAAACCTTCATGAATTTTTATATCATGAATAACTTCTTTTAATTCAACCTTATGACCATTATTTGCTGTAATAATTGCTTGGTCAATACTATAACTTTTCGGAGACACCGATACATTATCTTTACCGATTGAATTATAATTATTGCTCATGTGTTAATTAATTCTTTAAATGATTTTACAAAATTAGCCATACTAGCTGGCTCAATAATCCTTATTTTAGAGTTATTATCATTTGATTCTTCAAGATGTTGTCTATTAGTTACAAAAGATAAATTAGCAGGTGATACACCACCAACAATGTGGTCACTATTAGTCACTGGTTTTTTAAGAGCATCGTCTGTTCTGTAATAATAGTATGGCGCGTCAATGTATTTGTATACATTATAAGTAGAAACTGAATCTTCTGATGTTGCTCCTACAATTAATTCTTTAGCTCCGTTTGATGAACCTATAAATGTTCCTGTTGTATTTTGTACAATTAACTGACTTAAATCAACTATTTTTTTCGTAACTTTTCCAGTTGCGCTACTTACTGAACCAGTAACTGTTTCGCCCATTTTAAATCTACCAGATAAACTATTTTCATGATTATTAAGTACTTTAGGATTA